CAATAAAAAACCCTCCCGAAGGAGGGGTCTAAAGGCTCTTTTTACTTGACGTAAGTACGGCCACGGTAAACAAATGTGCCGTGATTCTCTTCGCAGGGTTGATTTGGAGTGTAACTAACTCCTCTATAAGTAGTGTAGTGAAGCTTAGCTCTCTCAAACTCTTTGCGAGCACGGATTAGCTTTTGACGGGCAGCCTCTAAGCCCATGACTTGAACAGCAGTCACTGGAAACCTCCTGGTTATGAGAAATTTCCCGTTCCTTCAGCCCTTTCGTGGCCTACTTGCGTCTCTAATGAGATGAACGTCTTTATATTATAGAGCATCAACAAAAAACCCCTCCCGAAGGAGGGGTAGTGTTTCGCTCGTCCCTACTAAGGATATCAGGAGGGGCTTGTCGAAGTGTAAATCTGCGACTCGATGACACCATCGGGCTGCAGAGCGACGTCCTGACGCTCGGGAGGCTCGTCGGGGACTATCCAGCAGACTTCGCAAATAGCGAGAGCCTTGTCTTCGCCAGACAGTTTGCCAGCAGAAGCACGGGGGTCATAGACACCAGAGCCTTGAGCAACACCGTTGACAGCGCCGCTAGCGACGGTGGCAAACAGTTTCCACTGAGTCTCCGAACCCAGAGCAGAAAGTGCGCTGGAGTCGATGATGTTGGCGGAAGCAGTAGAGCCGTTAGCGATACGGCTGCTAGTACCGTCAATGGTCACACCGAACTGACCAGACACCACGGTGCCGTCAGTAGGGATGCTGGTGGTGACACTGGGGATCAGGGTCAGGCCAGGAGTTGCGGTACCGCCTGCAATACCGGAGCTGACGAGGTCGCCGCCGTCAACACGCAGAGAAGCGCGATACACATAAGCACCGGCAGGAGCCTTGATGCCGTCAGTGATATCAGCCCGGACATCCTTGTGGAAGTCAGGGGAAGGAACGATAACGTCGCCGTTCAGGAAAGGCTGCTCAGCGCTGTTCTGACCAGAACCGTAAGGACGGGTGTAGTAAGAAAGCTGGTTGGTGGAACCAAGAGCTTGGAAGCTCATGTCCACATAACCGACAGCCTGCTGGGCAATCCAGCCGGGACGGAACACCACGCCCACGGGGCCACCAACGGGTTGGTTGGTGTAGCTCGTTTGAACGCCATTGGCGTTCTCGAACTGCATGGTCTTTTCTTCGTGCCAGTAACGAAGAACGTTGGTGTAGTTGCCAGGATAAATCTTGGCAACGTGCAGCTGATTGGAATTAATAGCCATTGTTAGTTACCTCCTCAAGCGTCGAAAGAGTAACCAACGGTGACGAAGTCAGCGTTCAGAAGCTCGAAACCTGCGTACAGGCTCCAGATCATCATGATGAAACGGCTGAAGTCGTCGTTGTTGTTGAGGAGCACCTGGGCATTGTTGCCGCCGATGCCAACACCAACTGCCTGGGGACCAAAGAAGATACCAACTGCTGCGTTGTAGTCAGCGGTGGAAGATGCGATGGTTGCGTTCTGAGTCTGAGAAGGCATGTTGGTGGATTCGAAGAATCGCACACCTTCAAAAACAAAGCCCGTTGGCATAATGGGCTCGCCTGCCACGAAAGTGGCTTGGCCGAAGCCTTGACCCATGTACAGAGCAGCGTTGGGCTGCATACCGGACATGAGGGGGTTGATCTGACCGTTACCGGGGTAACGAGCAACTTCACGGAAGTCACTGTTCTGACGCAGGTGCATCAGGAAGGTCGGATCACAAACGCAACGATAGAAACCGTCCTGGAAGGTCGGGGTGTTGCGCTTACGCAGGGACTTGACCACGCGGAGGAGGTCGTCCTTAACGTCGAACTTAGCTTGCTCGGCGTTGGTGTAGCTAAGAGCGCCGGTTGCCAGATCGCCGGGGAAGTAGTAACCGCCCTGGGAGTCAGAAGCTTGGCCCTTAGAAACAGATTTCAGGAGTTCGTTGATGAACACCCGATCGCGCCACCGGCGATAGTCATCAAGCAGGGTCAGGCTGCCGATTGACTGGTGGAAGGTGGTCAGGTTGCCCGTATCAAGCAGCAGGCGCTGAGCAGTGATAAGAGTTTCCCGAGCGATCTTAAAGGTAGAAGGCTGGGTGGGATCAGAGGGATCTGCAGGACCGGTGTACTCCTTAAGAGTCACCAGAACTTTATCCTTGACAATATTGCGGCTGTTAGCAGTACCGATGGTCTGCTCAGCAGTACGCTCCCGAGATTCCTTAGAGCCAGGGTTACCGAAGAAGCGGTAACGATCTAACTGAACCGTCTGACCAGGCTGCTTGGAAAAGTCGTGAACGACCACCGGCTCGGCAGCCATCTCAACGATGTAAGCAGGGTGCGGACGGTAGAGTTCGGCACCAAGAATCTTCGGAAAATCATTATCGATAAACATCGATAAGTTCCGTAGAAACTACCTTCTTACTATACCTACTGTGACACCGTAAATAACCACCTACTGTTGCGTTTTTAGCGTTTTAAATTGATTTTTGGTTCGAGCTGTTAACACCAGGACTAAAAGTACGAACCATATTCCTTACGCCTTCACCCAACTTTCCGTAAACAGAACCGTAGTTAGGTACGTATCGACTCGATTTACCTCTATAACTGTTACGCACAGGAGATCCCATTTGCCCTGGAACACCTGTATATCTGGTTTCTGTGTATGTTTTGCAGTAGACGGGATAGTGATAAACCCACGCTGCTCTTGACCCTGTGGTGTCGTTTGTAGGGTTTGTGAGGGCTGGTGCTGCAACGCGTGGCTGAGCTACGCCGCCACCTGTAATACCTCCCCCGTCAATAGAGTTGTCGTTTGAACTAGGTGTTTGGAACGGAGAGTAAAGCTGATTATCGGGAACCTGTTCTCCATACCAAGTAAAGCTTCCAAAGTTTCTTAAACCTGGCTGAGGACCTATAGCAGTTTGGACAGTTGAATTAGCGGTCGAGTAAAGACCTTGAGCCCTAAAACCTACATAGCTATCCAGCATCCCGGAGGAATGAGGTGCTGTGTTTTCATAGTTAGTCCAATAACCTGAAATAGCAGGTGGAACTGCTCTCCATTCCGTGGTGAAGTAACCACTTAAATTAGGAGGACCGACAGGTACGTTCCCAAAATCAGCACCTTCGTCGTTAACGGCATACCATGTTTGACTAATACCCGAAGGGGTTACGTATCCGCTCGAAAAAGTTACGTAAGTATCTGTGAGATTTAAATTACTACCCGTCCGCTGAGGTCCAGATTGGGTGGGATGATAAAGATTTTTATCGTACTTCCAGTTAGTAAAAGGAGTGTAGACCACGAGTTTCTCTCCACCTATGTACCTTAAGTTTACTCGTCTTACAATATTTAAAAAAGATAGTGTTCGATGCTTACCCAAACCACTAAGGTCCTCGAACTCTTCTTCGAAGACGCAGAGACATCAATTGCTTGTTTTTCAGGCTCAATAACTGAAGCTATCGTTCACCCTCAAAAAATAAAAAAACTAATTGTTTACTTTATAAAAGCAGCAATAGCAGGTTATCTTTTGGCGACGTTCGTAAGCCCTGCTGTAGCAGAGAAATTTAAACTCACAGAAAAAGAGGCTGTAGCCGCCTCCTTTATCTGCGGTTATGCCGGGATAAGAATCCTCTCAAATGCCGAGAAACTTATCGAGGCGAAACTAAAGAAACGCATTAAAGACGAATCAACCTAAATCGATATTCACGGATTCGTCAAAACTTTGAGTCTCGGGTTGCGGAGCAGAAAAAGTTTCTGTCTGCGTTGAAGTCTCTTGCTTGTCCTCCTTAGCTTTTTTGCTGGGGCGGTCTCCTAAGGTACGCATCGATCTAAGGTCGTTTAAATTAACAATAGCAACAAAAAACCCCCTGTTTGAGCAGGGGGTCGACTAGGGATCCAAAAGGATTGTATCAATTGGGTTCCATGAACAGGAGCTTCGAGCGCATAGCCTCGGGTCCCATGTTCTGGAGCATACGCCAAGCGTTTTCGGGGCTGCGGTTCATCACGTCGGAGAACTGCTCCCACTGTTGTTGGGGTGCAACGTTCTGAGAAGAACCACCGGCACCTGCAGGAGGGGCAGGCATGTCGTAGTTCTGCTGATAAGCCTGAGGCTGCTGCATACCCTGGTTAGCCAGAGCATTCTCGTCAACATCGACCGGCACAACTTCAGTAAAGAAGCGGTCGGTGTAGTTAGCCAGATGGTCGGGATCCGTCAGGATGGTCTGCATCGCATCGTGGCGAGCAGTGACAGAATCAAGCTTAGTAGCTTGATCGATCAGCAGATCTTCCAAGCCACAAGCGTATTGGTTGAGGATTCCAGGAGCCTCAATACCAAAGTGGCTAACGACCTCGGCGGTTACGGGGCTTACGCTCGTTCGCGGGGCCGTAGAAATTTGCGAGGAAGTTTGGGTCGGTGAGACGCTGGTAGGTAAGGTCTGCGCTGCCTGCTGTGCCTGGTAAGCCCAGGGTTGGGCCTGTAAATTCTGACTGAGCTGTGGAGTAGCCAGTGGTGCCTGCGTTTGGGGCGCTGACTGTAGATTCTGGCTGAGGGACTGAGAGTTGACCTGCGACAGAACCCGCTCCAGTGAGCCCATCGCTGCTTCCCAAGGATTGCTCGGGGAGGATTGCGACGTTGACTGGCTGTACTGGTTGCTGATAGAAGGGTCCGTAGCCGGTGCCACCTGCGACGGCGGTTGGGCTGTAGGTGCCGAAGCTACCGCCGGGGTAGCTGTTTGCGCCACCCATTGCGGGTAAGACGTTGTTGAGCCCTGGTCGTTGGATACCGCCGGGGCTGCCGCCGGGGAGACCGGGCTCGGGGTCGAAGCTTGGATCTGCTGGCTCATAGCTACCCGAGTAAGTTAGTTCTTCCGCAAG